GCTAAGATGGTTAATATTTTTGATATGTATTATGATAGGTATGGTAAAGATTGTGTTCAGAAGATTGATTATGGTCGTGGTACGGTAAATCCTCATCAATGGGGATACAAAGCACCAGAAAAAAAGAGAAAGAGAAAATCATGAATGATGAAGAACTCAGATCTCAAATAAATGAACTCATTAAAGGTGAAATTCAGGAATCCATTAATCAATATGTGGATGAGAAGGAAGAAGGTGAAAAGGGTGGGTTAGGTTTTGTTAAAAAGGAAGATGATGAAGAGTTAAAGGTTAAAGTATCTAATGATGAGGTTGATAGACTTATAAAACAATATAAGAAAATTAAGAAGAATAAGAAATCTAATTTTGGACAAATAAAAAAACTTGGTCTACTTGATAAGCACGGTAATCCATTATGAGAATAGGAGTAATGTGTTCTGGGAATGGTACAAATTTCGAGAACATTGTGCGTACTTGTAATAAAGATGAAGTTGTGTTAATGATCCATAACAAGAAGGATTGTGGAGCATTAAAGAGAGCAGCAAAATATGGTATTCCTCATTGCTATGTTTCTCATAAGAATGAGGATGAGATGTCCAAACTCTTTAAGGCATATCGTGTAGATCTTATAGTCCTTGCAGGATATATGAGAGTGATTAAAAATCCTGATGCTTTTCCTGCCCCTATCATTAATGTTCATCCTTCATTACTTCCTAAGTACAAAGGATTACATGCAGTAGAACAGGCAATGGAAGCAGGTGAAGAAAAGACTGGATGTACTGTTCATTATGTGAATGAGGAATTAGATGGAGGAGAAATCATTCTTCAGAAAGAAGTTCCCATTCTTCCTCATGATAATGTTAAATCATTAACAAAAGCTATTCAAAGAATAGAATATGCTATTTTACCAGCAGCAATTGAACATGTTTTTAATAAACTACAGACTATTTCTATGGACTATGTTAAGTACTAATTATCGTTTACAACTGACAGATATTTGTTGTAGAATGATCACAACAGATGGTGAAGTTAGTTTAGAAGAAAGGATATGGATGCATAAATTGTGTGAAAAAAATGCTTCTGCTAAAGAAATAGCAGAGGCTATGCTTTGTCCAGATAAAATAGACGTGGACGATTTATAAACTGTATCACGTTTTACAAAATTACTTGACTATATAGTATGCATGTGTTAGTATTAACACAATCGTTCACTCTGATACATTTCAGAGCGCAAGTAAGCCGACTCGGAACGGAATCGTTCATCCTCTTCGGAGGACGCACAAGTTGACTGAAGGAACGGGGCTTAAATCCCTACTACTTTGGAGAAACCCAATGGCAAAAGTCACTTATCGTGGTGTCACATATGACACCGAGAATCGTCCTAACAGGACAGTAAGACCAGCAGAGCACGTAGAAGTTTACCGTGGTGTAAAGTTCCTCGTTGACCCTGAAGGACACAAGCGTGTTCTTACTGCTGTTTGATCATCTTACTTGACATATACGTTAAAGAGGAGGGGCTATTGACCCTCCTCTTTTTTTGTATTATAATATATGGAAAGAGAATATTATGAACAAAGGAAAATTAAAAGTCTTAGTCATGGCTCTTAAAGAAATTGTGGAGGAATTAGAATCTGAGATTTATTCTGATGTAGATTCTTATAAAAATTCTAAAGCATTTTCTGCTCCTGATACTAACTATGATGAAATGTATGATGACGATGATGGTTACGCAGATTAACTATGGATAAGATTGATACACAAGGATTAAGTGGTCCTGCAACAAAGGGATGTACAGATAATGTATATCCTCATGATGAGAATGGGAATCCAATTTTTCCTCGGATGGTTATTCATCCTATGAGGTTATTCACTCCTGAAATGGTTAAGGAATTAAAGATCCTTATCAATGAAGTATTAGATGAGAGAGAACATAAGAAAAGATTAGCAGGTGCTTATGATGATGTTAAACCATTACCACCATCATATTTTGATAGTGAAAATTTTAAGCATCTTATTGATGAACCTGAACCACCATACGAGGATTGGAGCCAATGAGTGAAGAAGTAAAGTTAATTAGTGTTACTCCTGATGCGGAGAAAACAATGGCATATGTTGCTAGAGTTTCTAATCCAAAGAATCAGGACAATGATAAGTTTGCTGGACTCTTAGGGTACTGTATTAAGCATGGTCATTGGTCAGTCTTTGAGCAAGCACATATGACAGTAGAAATCAATACTACTAGAGGATTAGCAGCACAGATATTAAGACATAGATCCTTTACATATCAAGAGTTCTCTCAAAGATATGCTGACAGTAGTTTGTTAGGTGATAGCATTCCTCTTCCTGAATTACGTCGTCAAGATCTAAAGAATCGTCAAAATTCTACTGATGATTTAGATGCTCTTGTTGTGCAAGATTTTAATAGTAAGATGCAGAAACATTTTGTAGATGGGATGCACTTGTATAAAGATATGCTTGATGCTGGTGTTGCAAAGGAATGTGCAAGGTTTGTGTTACCTCTTGCTACTCCTACTAGACTTTATATGACTGGTAGTGTAAGATCATGGGTACATTACATAGAACTACGTTCTGCACATGGAACACAAAAAGAACATATGAATCTTGTAGCAAATGTTAGGTCTATTTTTACCGAACAATTTCCTACGGTTGCCGAAGCACTTAATTGGCAATAATTCATATAAATACAACTACTACTGAACTTTTTTTAGCAAATGCCCACATATCCAGTAATAAATCAGGTGACTGGCGAAACAAAAACGCTTAACCTCACAATGAAAAACTATGAACAATGGAGAAAGGACAATCCTGATTGGGACAAAGATTGGTCTCAAGGATGTGCTGGTATCGGAGAAGTAGGCGACTGGCAGAACAAACTTATAAAAGAAAAACCTGGTTGGAATGAAGTTTTAGATAGAGCTTCTAGAATGCCTGGTGCTGCCGTAACTAAGATTTGATATGCCAAGAAAGAAAAAAACAGAACAACCTATTGGTGTAGGTTTAACCGCCAAGCAGATGAAAAGAAAGAAACCAATTAATACCGATATGATGAGGGATATAGAACCCCTCACAGATAACCAGCAAGTTTTATTTAATGCTTATGCAGAGAATAAAAATCTTGTAGCATATGGTTGTGCGGGTACTGGTAAAACTTTTATCACTCTTTATAATGCATTGAGAGATGTGTTAGATCCAAATACACCGTATGAAAAGATTTATATTGTACGTTCATTAGTTGCTACTAGAGAAATTGGATTCCTTCCTGGTGATCATGAAGATAAGTCCTATCTTTATCAGATTCCTTATAAGGCAATGGTAAAGTATATGTTTGAGTTACGAACAGAAGCAGATTTTGAGATGCTTTATGGTAATCTTAGGACACAGGGGTCAATTGAGTTTTTAAGTACTTCATTTATTCGTGGTACTACTTTTGATAAAGCAATTATTATTGTAGATGAATTTCAAAACTTGAATTATCATGAACTTGATAGTATAATGACAAGAGTGGGTGCAGATTCTAAGATTATGTTCTGCGGTGATGCTAGTCAGACAGATTTGACTAAGGATTATGAGAAGAATGGAATTGTTGATTTCATGACTATTCTTCGCTTAATGTCATCAGTAGACATAATTGAATTTGGAGTAGAAGATATTGTTCGCTCTGGATTAGTCAAAGAATACATCCTCGCCAAATTGGAAGCTAGTTTATGACCTTTGATCATTGTAATTTTTTAGGTGATATTGAATTAGAAAAGAAAGAAACTCCAGGTTGTAGACTTTATCATCTTCCTGATGGTAGTTGGGTTCCTTCTATTACTTCAGTAACTTCCTTCTATAATAGGCAGATCTTTATTAATTGGCGAAAGCGAGTTGGTATAGAAGAAGCTAATCGTATCACTAAGAAAGCAACCACTCGTGGAACAGATTTCCATGAAGCAGTAGAAGTGTATATGAGGAACAATGAAATAGATTGGGATCAGTTTAGACCTGCTACCAAGTTCATGTTC